CCCCTTCGAGGTGATGCGAGGGCGTACCTTCAACAACGCCTTCGTGATCCTTGACGAGGCTCAGAACACCACCCCTTCAGAGATGAAGATGTTCCTGACCCGTATCGGGGAGGAGAGCCAGGTGGTCCTGAATGGTGACATCCGACAGTCCGACCTCAAGTCTGACTCCGGTCTCAAGGTCATCATTGAGATGGCTAAGAAGCAGAAGCTGCCTGTGGACCACATCGAGTTCACCATTGAGGACATTGTCCGCTCTGGTATCTGCGCTATGTGGGTCAAGGCCTTCGATAAAATTGGCTTGTAAGACTAACTATTTCTATTTGGTTGCCCAATTGGAAGGATTAAATGGATAACCTAAGGTTTCCCCCTATTCCCAAAGAATTACTTGAGGTGTTGGAGAAGCGATTTCCTGACGTTAGTCCTGAGATCACTGACAGTCTAGACCTGGTTCGGTTTAAGACTGGACAGGTTTCCGTAGTCCGTCTTCTTCGGCACCAATTTACATTGCAGAACCAGTCCATTCTGGAGAAATAATTTATGTGCATGTCTTCCCCTAAGCCGCCACCGGCTCCTCCTCCTCCAGCTCCTATGGCTCCTGCAGCCCCTTTGGCGACTGTTGAGTCCAGCGATGGCAACAACCGTAAGGACTCTGCATACCTCAAAGCTGGCCGTGGCCGTAACTCCCTGCGGATCGACCGCACTGTGTCTGGAGCTGACTCGTCTGGCACCGGCCTGAACATCCCTGCCTAAGGTCAGTAATGGAAGAGCAGAAACAAACTGAGCAGCGAGGCACTGCGGCTGGGCTATATGCTCGCCTAGAGCCTGACCGTCTGACATTCCTGGATCGAGCTAGAGACTGTTCTAAGTACACGATCCCTACGCTGATCCCTCCTAGTGGTCACTCAAGCGCCACCAAGTTCTACACCCCATTTCAGGGTGTGGGTGCCCGTGGTGTGAACAACCTGGCCTCCAAGCTCCTGCTTGCTCTGCTTCCTCCTAACTCTCCATTCTTCCGCCTGCAGATTGACGACTTCACAATGGAGGAGTTGACGAAGCAGGAGGGTATGCGAGCACAGGTCGAGGAAGGCCTGAACAAGATTGAACGGGCTGTCCAGTCCGAAGTCGAAGCTGGTGCTGTCCGAGTGTCCTCCTTCGAGGCCATGAAGCACCTTCTCGTGGGTGGTAATGCCCTGCTGTACATGCCTGATGAAGGCGGTATGCGGGTGTTCCCTCTGGAGAAGTATGTTGTCCGCCGTGACCCTATGGGTGCCGTTCTGGATATCGTTGTGAAGGAAGTAGTCTCACCGGCTACCCTTCCTAGTGATGTTCAGGCACTCCTCGGTTACGAGAAGGACGAGGACGAGTACCACGACAAGATCACCAACGCCAAGACTTGCGATGTGTTCACCCATGTGTATCTCAAGAATGGATCTTGGAAGATCTATCAAGAGATCAAGGGTATGATCGTACCTGGTTCTGAAGGCTCTTATCCCAAGGACAAGTCCGCATGGATTCCTGTCCGGTTCACCAAGGTGGACGGTGAGAGCTATGGCCGTGGCTATGTGGAAGAGTACCTCGGTGACATCAAGTCACTCGAAGGCCTCTCTCAGGCTATCGTTGAGGGTTCCGCAGCAGCAGCCAAGGTGCTGTTCCTCGTGAACCCCAATGGTACGACCAGCCAGCAGACCCTTGCTGAAGCTGACAATGGCGGTATCGTTGAGGGCAATGCCCAAGACGTTAGTGTCCTGCAGCTCAACAAGTACAACGACTTCCGAGTTGCCCTTGAGACGATCAATACGATCAACGATCGCTTGGCCTACGCCTTCCTGCTGAACTCCTCAGTCCAGCGAAATGGTGAGCGAGTGACTGCCGAAGAGATCCGCTACATGGCGGGTGAACTCGAAGCAGCCCTCGGTGGCATCTACTCGATCCTCTCGCAGGAGTTCCAACTCCCGCTGGTCAATCGTGTCATGTTCGCCATGGAGCGCAAGAAGAAGCTCCCAGTGCTACCTAAGGGTACCGTCAAGCCTGTCATCGTGACCGGCATGGAGGCCTTGGGTCGAGGCAACGATATGAACAAGCTGCAGGCCTTCTTTGAAGGTGCTGCGATGATTGCTCAGTTGCCCCCAGAGATCAACAAAGAGGACGCCTTGAAGCGCCTTGGGACATCTCTCGGTATCGACATGAAGGGTCTCGTGATCTCCGCTGAGGAACTTGCCGCTAAGCAGCAGCAGGAACAACAGATGGCTATGATGCAGCAGGCATTGCCCAACCTGGTCAATCAGGGTGGCGCATTGATGAAGCAGAACATGGCCAATCAAGCACAAGCAGAACAAGGAGCACCTGGTGGCTAAAGAAACCCCAGTCAGTGCTGCCCCTAAGAAGGAACCTAAGGAGCCTAGCGCTCCTAAGGGACCTCCTATCGAGTATCTCGGTGAGGGTGCAGAGAAGATCAAATTCACAGTGGACCCTCGGGCTACTTCCATTCGCGTCTATGCCGATGGTCGTATTCTCGTGGACTACTAATAGGAAATAAATGGTAGATTCCGTTGTAATTAAGAGTACTCCCCAGGAAGCCCCTGAGGATCACGATCAGAAGATGATGGACAAGGTCGATGCGGCCAATGCTCCTCCTCCCGTTGAGGGACCTGAAGGTACTCCCCCCGTAGATCGCCCTGAGTGGCTCCCAGAGAAGTTCAAGAGTGCTGAGGATATGGCTAAGGCCTACTCAGAACTTGAAGCCAAGCTGGGTGCTCCCAAGCCCGCACCTGATGCGACCCCTGCTCCTGCAGAGGCAACCGCAGCAGATGTGGATAAGGCTCTGGCGCCTGCGGGTCTCAAGCTCGAAGAGTTCAACACTGAGTTCGCTCAGAATGGTGCCCTTTCGGATGAGAGCTACTCCAAGCTGGAGAAGGCTGGGTATGACCGCGCTATCGTTGACCAGTTCATTGAAGGCCAGAAGGCCCGTGCTACCCAGTTTGATGGCTCCATCAAGTCTGAGGTTGGTGGGGATGATGCCTATGACTCCATGGTCACTTGGGCCAAGGCCAACCTGTCTCCTGGTGAGATCGACGCCTACAATACGGCAGTGGGTAGCGGCAAGGTGGATAACGCCAAGCTGGCTGCTCTCGGTCTCAAGGCCAAGTATGACAAGGCCAACGGCTCTGATCCTCAGCGTCTCCTTGGTGGTCAGGCAGGTACTTCTGCGGATGTCTTTGAATCCATGGCTCAGGTTACTGCTGCCATGAAGGACACTCGCTACAAGGAAGATCCTGCTTACCGTTCCAAGGTGCAGGCTAAGCTCGGTCGCTCCAACATAGTGTAAGGTTACTTATGAATCCCCTTCTCTTAGGAGGTCTATTCGATCTCGCAGGGAAGGTCTTTGACAAGATCTTTCCTAACCCCCAGCAGGCTGCAGAAGCCAAGCTGAAACTCTTTGAGATGCAGCAAGCGGGAGAACTCAAGGTTCTCGAAGCTGAAACTGCTCTGGCTGCAGGCCAGATGAAGATCAACGAAATTGAAGCTGGCTCTGATAGTATTTTTAAGTCAGGTTGGAGACCTGCTGTAGGATGGATCTGCGTATTCGGATTGTTCTACCAGTTTGTGTTTCTGCCCTTCGCTACATTTACATTGACACTTTATGAGGTCAAAGCAGTTATGCCTGCTATGGATCTCAATACCTTGATGACCTTACTCTTTGGACTCCTGGGCCTTGGGGGTTATAGGACCATAGAGAAACTCAAGGGCGCAACGAAATAATCCTACTACCTTAGGAACGTTGGCCCACGGTAAGGCGTCTGACAGTCGGGAATAGACCGACACTTACATTATGGCTTGATCCACTGCGATCAAGTTCTTCTACTTAGTGGGTGTAACAAACCACAGACCCGTGAGAATCGGGTTTCTTTTCTCAGTGATGTTCTGAAGTATTCCGCACTGCATTCTTATGCGGTGGAATTGCAATTCTGAAAAACTGATAACACGACTCTTTGCCCCTGCGGGGATAACTTTGCGTGACTGTGTGTCGGGTTCAGGAAGTTGCTCAACTTTCTTCAACTCACACTGAGATTTATATTATGGCTAATGCTACTGTTTCCCGTTTGGGCCAGGCGAACACCACTGGTGACGCTAAGGCTCTGTTCCTCAAGGTTTTCGCAGGCGAAGTCCTGACTGCCTTCCAGGAATCCACTGTTACCGCTGGTCGTTTTGCTGAGCGTACTATCGCTTCTGGCAAGTCTGCCCAGTTCCCTATCCTCGGCGCTATCGGCGCTGCGTACCATACTCCTGGCGCTGAGCTGGTTGGTACGACTGTGCCTGCCAACGAGATCGTCATCACTATCGACGACCTTTTGGTTAGCCACGCCTTCCTGGCTTCCATCGACGAAGCCATGAACCACTACGATGTCCGTGCTCCTTACTCGACCGAAATCGGCCGTGCTCTGGCTTACACGAAGGACAAGCAGCTCCTGCAGTTGGCTATC